TATTTAAACTACCTGTGTAATCTTTTTTTAATGTTTGGAATCCAGTAATTGGATCGTAAATCAACCTTGACCACGCTTTGAAAATGTTGTAAGGATACATGATCAAATTAGCATCAACGTTCACTTCAAACGTCATATCTAAATCAACAGTTGTATCAACCACTGAACCTGCATATCTACGTTTGTGGAAACGATAGAATTGCTCATTTTCCGCTCCAGGAAGCTTATCAAGATCTAAACCACCGATCTTCTTGATTTGTTCAGAGATGATCGATGCTCCAAATGTTGGTTGTAAAGGTGCTGGTAACACAAAAGTTGTCACCCACTTTGTCAAGTATACTGGTTCATCCTTTTGTGTGGAAGCACGACTATTGTTAAAATGATATCCGTTTGCCATATTTTATAACAATTAAATTGTTTAGTAAATTATTTATTCGTTTTTACTGCACTAACATTAACAAGCTTCTTGCCATTGTTGGTTTGATTACCTTTAAATTCGCTAATGTTTTTAGCTCCTTTGTTGGCTTCTTCCAATTTGGTTTTATCCAACTTTACTGCTTTATCTCTCATAATCAAATCAATTTTTAAATTGCAACGAACCCACCAATTGCTGGTGCAGCATTTTTCTTTAATGTAATACGGTTGATGAACTTCTTAACAACATCAGCTGGTTCAACAATTACGTCAACAATCGCAGCGTTCTCACGAACCACGAATCCTGGGTTATTGTTTCTATCAAAGATGATATCGTATGAGCTAATTGCACCGAATCCTGTTTGGATACCGCTTAAGTAGTTTTTCAATAATGAACTAACTTCAGTTTTCAGAGCATCATCATTGAATTCAAATAAGTAGTTACTTAAGATGTTTTCGATATCAATAGTGATTGTCACTAAAGTATCACGAACATTTAAGTTATTTAAAACTGAATTGAATTTTTTGAATGCGGTCTCATTACCAAAGATCATGATATCACCATTTTTCTTTTGGAAAATCGGGTTGATACCTTTTTGTTCTAAATTACCTCTGTCTGACTGAGTTAAGTCATATTCTACTCCGCTTAAACCAGTACCAGTTATGATACCACGACGTGGACCAGCTGTAGGTAAGAAAGGATTACCACCTTTATACTTCTTCATGAAGTTGTTACTTACAAAACCTGCTGGTGGTGCACTAACTGTTTCACCATCATCATCACGGATCTGTAAATTAGGGAAGAAGAAGCCCATATAAGATGCACCATCTTCTTCATCAGGCATTGTATAAAGGAAATCAGGATTTTCTTCTAAGTTACCACCTGCTAAGATGAATTCCGTTTTTAATAATGGTAACGGATCAGCTGCGGTCGGTGAAGAAGTAAACCTTGGGTTGGTAGATTCTCTGAATTCTGTAATACTTGGACAGTTGATGATACCAAGACATTTTTGGCGATCACGAATTAAACGAGATAATTGACGTTTACTTTGTGATTCTAATCCATGATTCCAAGTATCAACGAAATATCTGAAATCGATCATTTCTGGATCGATTAAAGCATCACGAAGGTTTGTATCAGTCATTACCGACTGGATGTCTTTCATCCTGGAATTCGTGTTGTTCGGTAAATGATCAGTTGTTAATGTAAATCCTGACAAATAAGTGAAGTTATATCTGTCGTAGAATGAAGTTAAAGGTAAGAAACGCTCTACCTGAGTATCACTTGATACACTAACAAACTGCTTAATTTTATCAAGTGTTTCTACCTCAATATGTGTCGGAGTCGGGCTACCGTAATTTTTGATACTGATAATACGAGTTAAGATCTCATTATTATCCTGATCGTAACCTACTAAGTAGTAACCGATTTTAAAGTTTGCTTTATCAGCAACTGGGATGCGAACAACCTTTGGTGAAACAAATGTTGCATCATATCTTGCATTTACTGAACCAACCAATGAAATAAAGTCGATCTCATCAGATGCTGAAATAGGATAACCGTTGCTGTCAACTGATGTACCAAATAAGATCGCCTGACCAGAACTGATAGGGATGGTTAAATCTTCATCAGTGAATAAAGTGATTTGATAGATCGAACGGAAATCATCAACTGCATCGATACCTGCTTGAGCATAAACTAAATCAAATTTCAAGAAATAGGTGTTTGTACCATCGGTAACTTTGTCACCATTGGTTAAATTACCAGCAGCAATTTCGTCTGCGATCACTGAATCAGTATCGGCAATGTAATAAGTATTTGTACCGTCTAAATAGAAACGGTCTCTTGTCATTGTATAATTAAAGAAAGTAGATGTAACAAGTAAATCAACAAATGATCCACTAGATGTTGATTCAGCATTTTTTAAAGGACTGGTCACATCAAATGTTACTTGTGATGTAGTTTTTAATACTCTTGTTACTTCAAGTACTGGATTCGCAATTGTAATACCTGCTGCAGAACCAGCAGCGGTTGTATTACCTCTGAAGTACATTCCAAGTTCTAAATTCGTTTTAAGATCTGCAAAATTGGTGTTACTTGATGTAACGGTTACAGTGATCTTATTCGGTGAATTAGTTACAGTAATGTTTGCTGTGGAATCAAGCAATTGATAAACAACGGTGATCTCACCATCAGCAACTGGGCTAGGGATTGATGATACACCAAAAATGGTGTTTGTACCGTCAAAAGTACGGGAAACAACGTTATATGATCCATCATTACCTGTTGAACCCGAAATTGTAAATGCCTGACCAATTGCGATTTTACTTCTTTGATCACCTTCAACAACAAATCCTGTTAAAGTATTATTGATTCCAACAATATCAAACACCTGATCGTTACTATCTTTTTTAGTCAAGATGTAATCCTGTGTGATTTTCTTTTTGTAAGATAAAAAGTCGGTTTGACTGATAGTTTCCGATAATAAACGGTGACCAACAAGATCCAAATAATGTGTGTTTGTTTGATCAATGAACTTATCAAGTTCTGAACGATCTACCGCACAAAGTACACCTGTTAAGCGGGTATCAGAATTGATGATGTCCTCAATATATTGTGATACACCAAGTTTATCACGGAAATTCGGGATCAATGCACCTGTGTAGATCTGTTTTGTAACAACTTCTTGTCTTGCAAGGAAATTGTCTAATTGAGAAATGATCAAACCATTGATATCAAAATATGCACCAAAAATCGGATCAGTTGCTAATTGTGCATAACGGCTTGGTCCAAAATCACCAGCAATTACAATTACATCGATAAAATAATCACTGATATAATCATGTGATTTTAAAAATGCAGGAATCTCTGCAGAACCATACCATTCTTTTACAGTAACATCAAAACCTTTTACAGTTGATTTACGGATGATGAATGATAATGGGGTTTGAGAAAGATTTGTTAAATTGAAAATTGATCCTTGATCAAGAGTTTTTCTTGTGGCAAGTAAATATGATTTAGATGGCTTCCAAAAACGTTCTTTATCGAAATAAGAACTAAAAAGTTTAGGTGTGTTATCACCGTTTAATGCAGCCACATCGACTGAGAAAGATTTGTAATCAACAACATCGGCATTATCAGTTGGTACACCGTTTTCATCAACCTCGTTATTTAACTTTAATAAATTTAAAGCTAAAATTGGTCCTTCTTCCAATGCAGCTAAACATGTTCTGTGGAAGAATGAACCTTTACGTTCTAATGATTTGTCAAGTTTACCAAATAAACTTTCAAACGTAGTTACATCACCTTGATTAATAAAAACTGGTGTATTAAAAATACCAATCTTTGAAAAACCAGCGATTAACCGAAGGATCGGATTAACACCCGCTGCTGGTGCAGCTGATAGGTCTCTGTAAACTGTGTAGACACCTGCTGCCTTGAATCTGGTTTGTAAATCGTTCAAAGTTATATTACCTGTTGCCATATCGATTGATTTTGTTTGTTTTATTTATTTTATGGATAATCCTAATTGAATTTATAAATTATGTATCTTATTCAAACACATAATGAAGTAATATCCTAAAACAATAAAAATTGGATTATCCTAAAAGATCGGCAAGATCATCGTCGTCATCTTCATCGATATCTGGTTTGTTGAGTTTTGCATTGACTTCTTTGATGAATCCTTTAGGGACAAATTGCATGAGTTCATCAATTTGTTCTGCAAAATCAACTGTTGGTAAGTAATGAGTTATATTAATACAAGCTGCAACACAATCATCATTACCAGTTTGGGATTCATATTGACCAGACTTATTTTTTGCAAAGGATAAAGCTTCTTCAACGGTCATGTATTCAAGCATAACGATTTGGTTATACTTTATTTTATCCTTTATAACTTTTGTACCGTGATCATTAAGTCCTTCATTTCTGGTGAGTCCAACCCTTGTAGCTTGGGAAGCTTCATCTTTCATATTGTATTTAAATCTTACAAACAGATGTTCTTCTTCAATTTCATTATCATCACCATATAAGCTTTCAACCATTGATCGGAAGTAATTACCTTCATGATTCATTTCAAGAACCGCTTTCACGTTTTCCTGAATCATAACATCGATAACCAAATGATAAAACAATATTGCTAATTCTGGTAATGGAACAGAATTTGATCTAAACAATCCAACCTGTACAAGTTTAAAGAAATCCTTCTCTTCAGAAAAGATCTTCATAAGATCGATCTCTTCTTTACTCATCGGTAAGATTTGAAAGATTGGAATAGCTGTGAAATCACCACCATTACCATCACCGAGATCAAGACTTAAAAGATAACGACAAGCTTCATTTTTTAAATTTGCCATGTCGAATTTAGGATGCCATGTGATAAGCCCTTCATAATCAATCGCTCTATCACTAAATTCTTCAAGATGTTGATGTATAAATTTAATCTGATGTCTCTTTAATTTTTTAAGGATCTCTGTTTTAAAGAGTAAAGTGTTACCTGCCAAGAATTGATTACCGAATTCCTGATTAAAATCATCTTCACTTCCTAAATCAAGAATTTGATCGTTTTTCCATTTCTCATCGTGTCCTTCAACTTCATACCAGTCAACCCTGATCGGGTTAAAATTGTTTTTGGATTCGATTGCATCTCGATAAATCTCATAAAATTTATTAAGTCCACGTGGTGTCGAAGTGATAATCATCCTTGAGATCTTCGATGATGATAAAGTCGGGAAGATCGTACGATAAAATTCTCTAATGAATTGAGGTGATACCAATGCTAACTCATCGGCATAAAGTAAATGGATAGTAAATGATGCACCTGTATTTTCAGTAGTTGTTTGTAATACAAGTTTGCAACCAGAATCAAACACCTTGGTCATCACATTATTGGTGATTATCCCAGGCTTTAAATAAAATGGTAGATTCTTGATTACGACAGTAATCTTATCCCCAAGTTCTGTTACCTTATCCTTATTCTGTGATACGCACATCACATTTCGATCATAATTAAAGAGCAGATACCATGTGATAAAGATTGCAGTGATGATTGAATTGTGACTTAATATGTTATTGGTATAATAAAGCTGTTCTTCATTAGCAATCGTTAAATCAAACATAAAAGAGGAATAACCAAGTTCCTCCACCTTAAAAACTTTACTTGAACCATTAATAGTAGATACTGGTTCACCGATCTTGAGGTCTTTAGCTTGTTTGATATAACCAAACCCGACACATATTAAATGGTTATCGGCACAATCAAGAGTGATTTTATTTTCAAGGGTTATCCGATAGATCCGATACCTTTTTTTAATATGTGATGCAGCCACATAGACCGAACCATTATTGCTTTTAACATAAATATCAGAGATCGGGATAGAAGAATCAATAATATCATGTTCATCAAGATTGTATTTCCAGAGCCGTTTTCTTGCATAAATTATAAGATCAATTAAAGATTGGATCAGAAAGAATAGGGTTTTGTAGAAGTATCTTGATAAATTACCCATAAATTATGGTGCTTTATAGAATTAGATATGACAGAGTTTCTGACAGATTGGCAGGTAACTATATTTATTTGGGGGTATACTGACAGTATGGCAGGGAGGGTATAAAGGAATATACCTCCGCTTCGCCCGTCCCGAACGGGCTGTAGAGGACATGACAGAAATAATTTAATGTAGTATATTTATAAAACTTTGGCACGATTTTTGCTATAAATAGGTATAACAGTTTATTAACAATAAATTTACAAAATGAAAAACCTAGCAACAAATTCAAACAAATCCATCAGCATTGACAAGTATGGTTACAACCCAGCATTTATTAACGAAATGCATACAATAGGTTGTAAATTTGATCACATTTCAAGAACTTTTACCGTACCGAATACTAAGACACCGATTGTTGAGGAGATTGTTAGTTCCTATTTCTCAACAAAATCAGTATTCTTCACACCAGCCCAGAAGAAAATCAGAAAAGAAATTGTAAACTTCTTTGGAAACCCTGATATGAAGATCTATAAAAATAACCAAGGGTCTATGTTCATCATTGATGCACACCATTTATCTGGTACACCAGTTGAAATCGGTCAAGATCTCGAAAAATTGGGTCTTAAAGTGACTGAAGTTAAGAATAATATGAGAATTTATTTCACCAAATCCTAAAACCATGAAAAAATTGCATATGCTTAATGCATTCGTTGAGATGTTATTTAAACATAAATTTTCAGTAGAATATTTTTGCCCGATTGCTGATAAATTTTTGATGTCTGATACCTGTACCATATGGCTGGGTATAAATTTTAGAGGACACAAATATCATTGGTATAAAATAAATGTTTTTTCTGATAAATTTTTTATAATGTTTGATCACACTTATAATCAAGCAAATGGTAAAACCAACAAAGGTATCAGACATTCGATGAAAGTTCGTGACCAAATTAAAAGATTAACCAGTCTTGATATTAATAAATTAGATTCATGAAAAAATTAATCATAAATATTCATATCCACTTCCTTGAAGCAAAAATTCGCTCCATCCGTAGTAAATGGGCTAATCTGTTCAATCATTGGAACGCCAATTATTCGGCTGCAGCTTTCCAGATGGCAGAAAGTAAGGAAATCAGTAAAGTTGAAAACAAAATCAACAAACTAAAATCGGCATTATGAAAGATCTGGAATTTGTAATAGCAGTTTTTGAATCATATGGTTTACCAATAAAAACGGAAACCGATTTGAAAGCTGTATCGGTCGATTTTAAAAACAAAGAAAAAGTTCATGATTGGAGAAATCATGTTTCTGACTTCTATGTTGAGAACTGGGATAGTTTGACTTTCAGAGAGAAAGCAATAATTTACTGCGAGGCACAATACCAAGCAGATAACGAACAAAATTGGGAGGAATAAAATAATGGACACGAAAATAACTTTAATATACAGATCAATAAGACTTGGTGGAGAAAACACATCATATAAAAATTCATATAGTTTCTCGGAAAAACCAACCCATTATTTGATCGATAGACCAGATTACAGTTCCGATAAGAAATTACCGAAAACTGCAATCATGAGTTTTAACAAACCATCGATTGATATGATGGGTAAAGAAATCAGTTGTGGAATCTGGTGTTTTGATTATCAGGAAAAAGAAGCTGAAGAGATGATAGAAGACTTTATCACTGAATTGATCACCAAACATGAAGCCAAATTAAAACAGGAACTTGAAAATCTGGATCTCATGAGAAAACATATTAAAGAAACAAAAATCACAACCGATAAATTTTAGATGATACTACCTTATAATGAATATGATAAAATAATTCTAGCATTCTCTGGAGGCAAAGATAGTCTTGCAGCCCTGTTGCAATTATTAAGATCTGGTGCAGATCCAAACAAAATTGAATTATGGCATCATTGTATAGATGGTAGAGATAATTACGACAAACAATTTTTTGATTGGAAAAGTACCAATGGATATATTCGTGCAATTGCTAAACAATTTGGTGTTAAGATATGTTGGTCATGGCGTGATGGTGGCATGTATCGTGAAATGCATAGAAATAACCAATTGACTGGTGATGTTTATTATAAATATGATGATGAAGAAATAATCCATCATCTACCAACAAAAGGTGGTAAATTATCAACACGTAGAAAATTCCCTGCAAAATCCGTCGATCTCAATAAACGTTGGTGTAGTGCATACTTAAAAATTGATGTTTGCAGAAGAGTTATTGCTCATGTATTCCCTAACGATAAAAATCATAAAATTTTATTCATATCTGGAGAAAGAAGAGAAGAAAGTGCAAATCGTGCAAAATATAATGAATTCGAGTTTCACACAACCTCAAGAGGTAAGAGAATAGTCCATCACCACAGATTGGTTATTGATTGGTCTGAAAAACAAATATGGGATATAATAAAAGAATATGGTGTATTGCCACATCCAGCATATTATATGGGATTTCCAAGATTGAGTTGTAGATCGTGTGTATTTTTTACAGCTGATTTGTTCGCTACACTCGGAGAAGTACAACCAGAAGCCATCGATGTGATTGAAGCAGTGGAAGAAGATTTTAACTTCACACTTGATAATAAACACAAAATAAGACAATTAGTAGCAATAGGTAAGAGTCGGGTTAATGAAACAAATAAAATCTGGATTCCTTCATTGATTAATGAATGGGGTGATAAACCAATCATTGTGAAAAGTGATGAATGGGTATTGCCACAGGGTGCATTTACAGGTGGAGTTGGTTGCGGTGGAGCAATTTAAAATTGATTAATATGAATATAAAGATAACAAAATCATTTAATATTCAGATCTGGTGTGGTCTGAAAGAAGGTTATAATGGTAAAACCCATAAAATCCAGGAAGTTAAAAAGTTATTACAACAATTCGTTGACAAAGAAAGTTTTTGTGTTAGTGTAACCAAAACCGATTTTATTTATAAAAATGGTATCGAGTCTGGTGTGATGATTGGTATAATAAGTTATCCGAGATTCAAAAGAACTGAAGCCAATTTATTATCATTAGCTAATAAAATAGCAACACAAATGATATTAAAATTTAAACAAAATAGAGTTACAATAACAACACCCAAACAGAGCATAATGCTTGAAATTGATAAGACCAATGAAAACTGAAGAAAAACCAAAGAGTGAAATCGTTGAATTCAGCGGTTATACTTGTATCGTAAAGAAAAGTCAATATCACAATGATAGAACAGCAATCATTTTAGTAGATGCTGGTACTGGTGAATATTTTTTAACTGCATCTATAAATGCTCCAGAGATTAACCTAAAAGAAAATGAAATTCTCATCAAAAATTACAGTGAGAATGAAGGAATTCTTGAGGTTTTAACAAAAGCTGGTTTGATCGAACCGATCTGCGAGATTCCTGCGAATTTTGTTAGATATAATCTTTGTAAATTATTATTTTAAAAACCAACAACATATGAACACAGAAAATTTCAAAAAAGAATTAAACAAAAATTTAAAGGCTGCAGGATTCAAAAATCTAGCAACATCTGTAAGTGTGGATATTACAACTAAGCAAATTATTATCCATTTCAAGCAGCATCTGATCGAAACATCTGATGTCGTGACCTTCCTTGCAAAACGTTATAAGTATGGGATGAAATTAATGGATAATATGACTTTGATGATAAGCTCAATGTCACATGGTTGTAAGACTACCAAAAAATTTGATGACTTGTTTTATTCTTTGAAAGAGAAGAAAATGTTTTATGTTGCTGGTTATGTTGATAATTCAAGTAAGGTTTCTGAATGCATAAAGGTGCTTGAAGAGGGTGAAAAGAATATCAAGAAATTGATCGGTACGAATAAATGTGAAGTTTCATCACGTTATATCGAAAAATCATCACGTTACAAAAGCATGAGAGTATTTTATGTTGATACCAGAATCATACCACCGAATGCTTTTGTTCTCAATGCTGATTGGGATATGTGGAAATGGTTAACTAATTAATAAAGACATGACTAAATTTTCTGAAAATATCAACCGTTTATTGGTTAGTCCATCAATCAAGAATATTTATATTCAACGCCATGATGGTGATGATATACTTGAAATATTGGATCATCAGTTAAATGATAAAAATTGCACTTATATTTCTCATCGTGAAATCCTGGATCTCGAAGATAAATCACCACTTGATTATATCATAATTAACAAGTTTGATGAGCTAATCGATTCGAACAATCATGAATTGGTAGTTAAATTAAAAATGTTACTTGATAGGCTGGACGAAAGGAATTATAAATTAATTTTGATAGCTAAACGTTCCGATGATTCATCATTGCGTATGAGCATAACTGCCCGTTGCGTGACTATGGTAAACGACAGGATTGAAATGACAAAGGAATCTTATGAACAGAAATTGAAAGAGATCAACGATAGGATGGAGGAAGAGATCAATAATCTCAATAATGAATACAAAGAAAGGAATGCAAGATTCACAATCGGTGATATCATAAAAAATGTCACTGGTATAATCAAGATTGAGAATATTGATTACAAAACCAACAAATCTGATGTACCTACAATAATTTATTCTGGTGTCAGATTAAAAAGGTTGCACGGGAAACTCGTACCAGTTGTGGGTGGACGTAAAGGTGAGCTTTGTGATTATAACAATAATAGTGTTTTTTTAGTTTTAGAGTAATGACTACAAAAATTATAACAACTACAGATCAAACTGTTGAAGCCCGTGTTGTTGAAATGACATATGATGGGTTATACGGATTTTATGCAATTTCAGATGAGACATTCGATGATGTTGGTACATTTTTAATTGATAAAATAAATCCAGATGCCAAATGGATTCAATTTGAAAACAGCCCAGATGGTGGAGCACATTTTGTTTATGGCATCATTGAACCTAATGATTTCGAGCTTAAACCGTGGGATACCATAAAAGGTTACAAACCAGATATCAAGGGTTTTAAATTCAAAGCAACTGAAGTTGTGATGAGAAATGAAATGGATCTCGATCTCTATAGTTCGATTTTAATTGCTGTTAATGCGGTTCTTAGAACTGATCCACAATACGCTGACCCCAAAGACTGTGTTGATTGTTGTGTGATGGCATCGAATCAGTTGATCAGTGAACTTAAAAAGCAGGGATTAACTGGTGAATTAGTAGGCACGAAGGAACATGCTTGGGTTTTTATCAATGATGTAAACATTGATCTTACCGCAAGACAATTTGATAAAAATGCAGCATGTCCAAAAATCTGGATTGCCAAAAAATAAAAACATGACAGTAGCTGGTTGGTTTATATTCGGATTTTTAGCTTTTTTAGTGATTTTAATAATTATACACAAAGACGGTAAAGAAAAATATTAATATGAAAACTTTTATAAATGTCACAGATTTGAATACACATGAAAATAAGATTATGATTTTGAGTGATACTTTAGCTGAAAAAATAAGGTCGTGTTCTGATGATGTACGATTCATGTTTGCAAGATCAGCTGGTATCCCTAAATTGACTATTAAAAGAAGTAAAGATGGTGAATATAGCATCAAAATCAACAGAATACCACGTAAATTGAAAAAGAAATTTAAAAAATTATTATGAAAACAATTTTTACTATAACAAATCCAAAAGTCGGGAGACACAGAGGATTTATAAACAATCCCGCAAAAAGGAAAGAACAGGCTGATCTAAGAAAGAAATGTATAGATGATCTGGTTGGTTTTTTAAAATTTTGCGGGTTCAAAGTGATTGCTAAAGATCATAATCTCATATTGGTGACTGATAAACATAAGGAAAAATTACCTTTTTCTCTTGGTGAATCATTTATCACCATAAGTAATAAGCATTATCGTTCAACAATGAAGATGCAATTATATTATGATAAACCACTTGATGTCGAAAAATACAAAGCTAAAGCCATTGAAATAATTAATGATTATATTGAGCATTTTACCAAAGAACAAAAATCAGAAAGCATCAGAAATGTAGTGCTTAAAATAGCATCTGGGATGGTTGATGAACTTGACAAGAAAAAAATAGAAACCGAATTTGATGTGAATGATGATAATGATCTGATTTTCACACATAAAATAACACACAAGAGTGGCGATACAGATTGGTTATTTAGTTTAACTTTTAAATTGGATGGTACTATTCATTTCAGGATCAGCGATGATAATGATGATTTTCTGAGGGTGATGTATAAAGGTGTTAATATCACTGATTATTTAAATGCTGAAGTTTATCCTGCATTTTTTAACGATGTGGATAAATCAAGAAATAAACTTGTTGGATATATGAAAGTTGCTGAGGAAATTAAGTCAGTTTATTTGAAAACAGCAAAACTTATACGGTTTGATATAATATAAGAAGTAAAAGTCTTTGAATATGTCAAACATTAAATTAAACCCGCAAGAATTGGATTTCATACAATCAAGAGATATTAAAAAATTCAGACCACTATTCCGTGGATTAGAGGATGAATTTGGTACTGATCACTATGATGCAATCCTTGAATGGTGTAATATTCTTGATAAGACTGTTTATTTCTTCTGGGAGATTTATTTGATCAGAATAAACAAGAAGGTAGTTGGGAAATGCGGATTGTATTCAATCACCAACAATGACATCACAGAAATGTGGATCGGGTGGTTTGGCATCATTGAAAAATATAGAAGACTTGGGATAGGTAAGAAAGCACTTGAAATGATGGAAGAAATCGCTATTGTTCACGGATCTAAACGGTTGATGGTTTACACAGCAAAAGATAATAAAGCTGCTCAAGCCTTCTACTTAAAAAACGGCTGTGTTAGAAAGTGCAAAGAATGGAATACTAAAAGATTCATCAAATCAAGGATCAAAGGATACCCAGAGGTCGGTGATCATTTTGATCTTGAAACTGATATAATTTTCAAAAAGAATCTGAGGAAACCAAAACGGTAACAAAATAATAACAAAGAAGTAACAAAATAATAACAAATTTGACTTTAGCGCACTAAATAATTAAAACTAAAGACATGGACGTAAGCCAAGAATTATTAAAACAGTTATTAATCTTCAACAATGACAAAGGTAACATCAATTGTGAAGATGATGATACAAAATATTTGTTACTCGCTGTAAATACACCGAAAGATAGGATCGAAGAACAAATCACATTCGATACTTTTGAAGCAGCTTGTGCTGCAGCAGCCCAAAAAGCAGATGATTTATGGGAATCTAATCCGATCAATGCTGGTAAACCAAGACCGCAAGAATATCGTTGGAGACCAGTTGATATTAATCACCCGCTTGGACAATCAGCGATGTATTATTTGGTATTTACCACTGGTTATGCACCATATTATCTGGTAACTACTAAACCGACACTTAAAAGAATGACAATTAGAAATAATTAGTATGATAGATCACGATAAGATAAAGAGAGAGATGAATAAAGAGCCATCGAATATTGCATTTAACATAAGAACAAAGCAATTCGGTGTCATTTTATGGAAAAGAGAAAATACCGCAAAAATTAACAATTGTGGTACATGGGGTGATGAAGAATATCAGATCTTAACGATTGGACAAGCGATGAATTTGATCGATTTTAATCATAACAATTCTAGCTGGAATAGCCCATCAAAAGAATGCATTAATGCTGTTTTTGGTGATGATATCATAATTAACGATATTGTATTGTTGAAATTTAAAGAGGATGATTTTACACCAGAAGATTTGGGTATGTCTGGTCATGTTCTAACATCACCATTCACAGATCTTAAAACAGATTGGGAAAACAAAGAACGATTCATAGTTATCGGTTCGTTGGTTACTAATAAAAATATGATGGTTATAAAACGTGAACTCGGTAAAAAAATTTCAATAGTCCCAAAAGAACATTTAACACGTTTAATAGATGAGTATATCAAAAATTGATTGCACAAGTGAGGGTTGTAACAACTTCACTACTGCGAAGAAAATAAATGCGAACACTGCCATTAATAAAAAATATGGTAAGATAAAGATTAAAAAATTCAAATGTACTGAATGTTTGAATAGTAATCAGTTAGCATTTTCTTTTCCTGGAGATCAGTTAAGAATTGTGAGATAATGAACGAATCAAAACACAATAAGAAAAAGAAAAGGTATGAATCAATAATCATTGAAGTTACAGATTCATTCTTTTATAATCTTGAGAAATCAATCGGTCGTTTCAATGAAAAAACTAAACAAATAGATTTCTTTGGTGTCGGATCTAATGCAGCATTTGGTAAATTTGTCTTTCTTGATAAAAAACAAGATGTTGGTAATGAAATTGAAGAACTTGATTTACTAAGAGCAAAATTTAAATTATTAATATTTGATAAATTTGTAATCGCACAGATCTTGGAAGCCAAAAAATATAATACCGACACCAAAGAATTTGAAAAAATTAACATACCACCAATAAGAATACCAACCATAAAATAGGCATGTCTGAAATAAGTAAAGAAGAAAATGAGGCTATTAATAAAGCTTTTGATAATCTATCCAGATTACTCGGTGATATTGGTGTATCAGAATTTAATTTGATTATCGACACCAAAGAGGGTGAATTCGGATTCCAAAATAAATTTTCAAATATTATTAAATTTGAAAAATTGGTTATGTTTGGTGAAATGTGTAAATCTTTTCACGACATGTACGAACAAGAAAGAGCTGGTGAATTGGTTTTGCAAGAACATGAAATTGATCCAAGTTTAAAATTTGTTGGAATCGCTACCAAATGGTATAAAGAACATAAAATTCATGTAACTAATTTGGTTAATGGGATAGTAACTGATTATCAGCCACCACAAGAAGATATGAATCATCCAAATCTTTGGAAGGGTGAACATTGGAAGTGGTTTTTAAAAACATTTATGAATTAAAAACATGGGTGAGATTTTAAAAGTCGGCAACAAAGAAAGACATTTAGAGATCCCAGAAGGCTGGAGAAAACTCAATCCTGATGAAATCATCGAAAAAGGTGATAAAATCGCAAATGTTCAACAGATTTATTGGATGGATGTGACAGAATGGGATGAAGATATAGGGTGTCCAGCAAGTTATTGTGATCATGTTATACGAAAAATTGATGAATCATTTGATAAATTAAAAGAATCGATGAAGAAAAATGGATAAGAAAATAGAAATAATTGAAAGAGAGACAGAAAGTGGTACAACCATTGATTTAATTATTGATGGACAAACTATTGATACTGGTAATAATCCAATCTCAGGTTTTGGATTTTTTGATAATTTGAAGAAAGAAGTACGTCGTGCTATCTTTAAGATCAAATCAAAGAATCCGAGATTTAAGTTTGATTTTAATTTATCAACAATGGGACTTTCTAAAGAGGAGAAAGCACAAAGATTTATCGATCATGTTAAATCAAAAAGACCAGATGTTGATGTTGATAAAGCGATGAAAATCATAAATGATGAAATTGCTAAAATAAAGCCATTTGGATCAGATGGTGAAGATCATCCGAATCCAGAATGTGAAGCACCAATAGATAGCGATCTGGTAAAAATTATAATTGTTAATTCAATAGGTGAATATATCAAAAATGGCTAAAACTATTGATGAAATACTTGATAAGGTTAAAAAACTGTTAGAAAAAGCAGAAAGCCTTAAGAAACTAGGTTCGCTTGAAGAGGCGAATACATTCATAATGAATGCTAACCGAATGCTACTTGATTACAATTTGGAACTTGCAGATGTTAAAAATCATGAATACACAGCGGATCGTAAAGAAAATCAAGTAGGCTATGCCGTTGTTGAATATGGTAAGATAAAAAGCGATGGTGTTTGGGAAACACAGTTACTAAATGTGCTTGCTCACCACAATTTATGTCAACATATCAGATTCAAAGGTGATAAAAATAGAACGACTGTTGTTGGATTAAAACATAATGTACAGATCACACTTTATTTATATGATGTTGTAAGACCGATTCTTAAAAAACTATCGAACGAATCATACAACAAGACAGTCGCTGAAATGAAACAGGTTTTTGCAAAGATGACAAAAGGCTGTGAAACAAAATCTGAAGCTGTTTTAAAAATAATGGTTCAAACAAAAATTGATCCACGTGCGCTTGAAGATCATATTGTTGCATTTGATAACACCAGTCTTGATAAAGCTACTTATGGTAAATATACACTCAATTTACAGAAAATGGGTGTACCAAGTAGACGTAAAGTTTTTATCCGTAGTTTTTTAAATGGTGCAGTTGCTGGATTAGACTACAAATTATTTCAAGAGAAAAAACCAAATGAAAAACTTGATTCACTAATTGTGACAAATACCAAGAAGATCGAAGATTGGATTTCTAAAAATTTAGGTGAAACAACAGAGACCGAGAAGAAAAAGAAAGTTACTGATGAAATCGCTTATAGCCAAGGAGTAAAAACTGGATTAGAAATGAATCTTGTAAAAGGTGTTCGTAATGGTGATGAAGTACCAACTAAATTATTAAAGTAATGGAAACAATTCAAAGTGAAGAACAAACGCTCAAAAAGATAATTGAGCATATCAGGAAGATCAAAAAACCAGTAACAAGATCTTACTTTCAACGGACTTTCAAATACACTTATGCAAAAGCTGGTGAGATCTGTGAACAACTTAAAAAGCATGATCATATCAGAGTTGAAAATATTGGATTAAGTATCGAT